TATGATAATGCTCCAACAGCACCAGGTGATTGTGGTTGTCCTATATTGCTTGCTAACCAGACAGGCGTGAGCTCGCGGGTTATTGCTGGCTTTCACGTCGCTGGTAGTGCAGCTAGGACTGGTTATTGTTTTGTGCCTACACAGGAGCGGTTAGAGAGACTACTCTTTAAGCTGCCTGATGGACTTATTGCACACAGCTGGGGGCCAGAATACGACTTTAACGCTGGTTATGGTGCTACGGCGCCTGGGTCAATGAATGAGATGGCGACTTTTTCCACGCCCATGAGATACAATAGGAGGTCTAGCTTGTCGTGGTCTATTTTATATAAAAAATGGGGTGATTTTGAAAAAAAACCAGCTATGTTGGCTCCGTTTAGAAGTGCAGTTACAGGGAATATTGTTGACCCTATGTCAAATGCATTAGATGTTTATTCTGGGGGCTTGACGTATATAGATGAGGTTGCTATTGAAAGAGGCATGCATGACGCGTTTAGGCCCACTATTGCGTGCACACAAAAACACACCAGGAAGATTTTCTCGTTTGAGGAAGCCGTTGCTGGGGATCCGTACGTGCAGTTTGCTCAAGGTATTACAAGGGGCACATCAGCCGGTTACCCTTACAACACTCAAGGTATACCCAATAAAAGATATATTTTTGGTCACGGGGACCAATACGAGTTTGATAGCCAGAATGCGTTAAGGGTGAGAGAAAGGGTTGATACTATTATAGCACAGGCTAAATCAGGGGCTAGGTGTTTGCATATTTTTGGAGATAACCTAAAAGATGAGTTGAAAAGTATCCCAAAGGTTGTTGCAGGGAAGACACGGCTCGTCGGAGCATGCCCAGTAGATTACACCATAGCATGGAGGATGTACTTCCTTGCCTTTCAGGTCGCAGTGCAAGACACAAGGGTTGAAAATGCTATTGGGATAGGGATGAATCCTTACAAAGAATGGGATGCGCTGGCTAGAAAAATGCGCATGCACTTAAGGCATATGGTGGCAGGTGATTACCAAGGCTTCGATGGGTCAGAACAGCCTCAAGTACACCTTGCCATCTTAAAAAAAATCAACGAATGGTATGATGACGGTGAGGAAAACGCTCTGGTGCGG